ATACTAAAGAATGAAATGCCTTTTGGTGAACTTGTCAATCAAGTTTGGAAAGGCGTAGAAGATTTATTTGAAAATGTGGGTGGGAATCCCGGTGTTGGAGAGTGGATTGATGACAAAGAAGGATATATTCTAGACCGAAGAGAAGAGAATCAACTTCAAAGTATGCGGGGTATACCGTGGTTTGATAGTAAGTTAACTATTCATGAGTCCACATCATCTGTTGCAATATTACCGAAACACATAGAAGGGGAAGATGCAACACTCTATGAAGAATTTGATATTTATTATAATAACTACAACCAAAAAATAAGACTAGCGAGTTACACAGGAACAGAAGGTTTCTACTATGATGGGGCCAAGCAAGAGGCTACAGAAGACGATAGGGAATTACTAGAAGAAATACTAGAATGGCTGAAGGAAGAACATTAACACCAAGGTAGTTAGATAGGTGAGATAGAATGAGTTGGCAAGATATAATAAAAGCACCGCGAGAAAAAGAAAGATTTGATGTAAACAAATTGAATTCTCCTATAGATATGATTTATAATCAAGGGGGAAATAGTAAACCTAGCGATTATTTTGATAAATTGAAAAAAGATGTATTGAAATCAATCGAAGATTTACAAGAGACTTTGTATCGTGGTAAAGAACTGAGTCGTGCTGAATTGAATGATATGGAAGAGAGATTGAAGAGCACTTATGAGGTTTCGGATTTCAATACAGAACTTGATGAAATGTCTAGTAATATTCACAAAATGATTGTAGAACTTGACAAAGATATAATGGAGGTAGTGAAAGGTTATCTTGATTTATTTGACTCAGTTGGTGAAGGTGAGGCTAGAATGGAAGCCGATGCTGAAAGAGCATGGGGTGCAGAGAGAGAAAGAATAGCCGAAGGTTGGTGATAAGATGAGTTTGAATTGGAAGAAGTTTCTTAAAGAGGAACTAAAGGAAAAAATTGGCGACTACAAGAAGAGTGTGGAAGAATGAGCGATGAGAATGAAATGTTAATGCTACTAAAGGAATTAGTAGACAAAGTAAAGAATTTAGAACAAGCGGTTTACAACAAGGATAATTTACTGATGAAGAGTGGCTATGTTGTAGTGGATAGTCCAACGCCATCTATGACAACGAATACAGCAGTAACTGGAGATACTATAGCGAAGATGGATTGGTCACAAATTCATAAGATTGTAGAGACTATGGAGGGATAGAATGGGTTGGTTTGATATTCTAAAAACTCCTTTCGATACTAGGGCTTATGATTCTGAACTACAAGAAGGAGTAACACAAGAACAAACCCAAAAGAAAGAAGAGTTGGAGAGGAACTTAAAGTCCGAGATGAGTATCATTGATACTAGGCTAAAGAAGGCAATGGCACTAAACCCACAAAGCAAATACTACAAGATTCCAATTAACACCTCCGCATACAAGAAAATGAGGATGTATGCAAACTCACTAGCATTTAATGATGGGGGAATGGTTGATGGGTTTTGGGATAAAAGCAATCTGAAAGCAGCATTATTGAAAGAATATACTCTCTTCAAGGATATAGAGTTGAAGAATAGATTAGCAGATAGAGTATTCATATTTCATAGGTGATTAAAGATGACAACCGAATTAGAACTAATACAAGAAGCCATTAACAAAGCAAAGCAGATTATTCAAGAAGCAGAACATATGGGAACTATTGAGATGAAGGATGATTTGACTGGTGAAGAAGTCAAAGTAAAGAGGCCAAAGAAGAACCCTGCTGAAGAGAAGGTAGAGAACCTTCAGATAGAGGGATATGGACATGCTGGAAGCGATGCATATTTTGGAAAGATAGACCGAAAACACTTTTCGGAAAGCCTTGAGGAAAATGCAGAGGCAATTGCAAAAACAGCGACTCTACAAGCATTGGATGTAATGAAGCACATAGTATATCATTATCATGACACTATTACTAAGAATCATTCTGATATTGGAAACCAGTTGGGTGAGTTGCATAAGCAAATAGATGAGATAGCATTGAGATACAAACCTAATGATTATGAGTATCGAGAAACCTACAACAAAGCATCTAGGCCGTTGTTCGATAGGATATTAGCATTTTAGTAATGAGCGTGGGGAAAATGAATGCCACATTCTGGTCTATCCTTTGAGAAAGAAACTGAAGGCGGCTTAACTAAGCGTGTCTTGGATTTCTTTGAGAGAACTAGATACGCTTATCTGTCTGCGAAGGAAGACCCAGTAGAATATGGGTCAAAATGGAAAAACATCATCAAAAGACTTAGGGAAGATTTTGACCAGATTAGTAATTTTGCTAGGGAATTGAAGAAATATGTTCAAGAGAAAGAACTCTTTGATGATGATGTATATGACCCGAACTCAGATTCTGCTGAAAATTTATACTCTCAAATCAAAGAGATGAGATTTAAATCAGATAAAATTGATGACCCATTCTCAAAATTATTTGGGGATGATGTCATTGATATCTTCTTGGAGAAAGAAGAAGTTTTCATAGCGTTCATACACTATGCTATGCGTTCTCATGCTAATCCTCTCCCTGAGAAAATTTGGGAACAGCAGGATATGAAGCCTGATGAGATAACTCAAGGAACTATGGGTTTGGATTTAGAAATTAAAGATATACCTCTTTTCATCATAGAGCATTATGGTGATGAGAATAAGGATACTCGTAGGATAAAATCAAAGTTCAAGGGAGCATACTCTAAATTGCAAGAGATGTATACTGACGCATATAGTGAAGATAAATGGGATTCTCTGGTAGAATTAGATGTGGTCAAAGCAGAGAAGAGTGAGGAAGAGAAAGAATTAGTTGATTTTATTATTCCAAACAAACCAATGTATCGTGTGTTTGAAGCGAAGGACTTATTGGAATTGAAGGGCTTTAGTGGTGAATGGCTAGTTCAAGAGAAGTATGATGGGATGAGGATTCAAATACATAAATTAGATGATGATATCAAAATCTACTCTTACAATAAAAAGGACATCACTGATAAGTGTCCAAAACAAGTGAAGGAGATGAAGAAGAAGAATTTTGGAGATTGCATCTTAGATGGAGAGTTGACTTTATTCTTAGATGATGAGCCTTTGCATAGAGCAGATGCTGTTGCTCATGTCTTCAAGAAGGAAACGAAGGGAAGACTCTCTGCTCATGTTTTTGATATAATGAAGCATGAGGGAAAAACAATTGCAGATGAGCCACTACGAGAGAGAATCAATATATTGTTCTATCAATACAGTCAGAACTCTACAGAAAATTTGGCATTCCCCTCTAAGAAGGATACGCGCATGGGAGATTCCTTGAAGGAAGTGGAAAATTATGCTAAGGAGATAATGTCTTTACCAACATCTGAGGGAGTTGTGATAAAAGACCTTGAATCCACATATCTGATAGGAAAGCAAAAGAATCCAAAATGGGTAAAGTGGAAGAAGTTCGTTGACTTGGATGTGGTTGTTCTTAACAAAAAGAAAACCAATAGCGGATTGCATTCCTACTCTATGGGTATTGGCCCAGTAGATGCAGAAACTGCAAGAAATTACAAAGTCATAGAATTGGATAACAAATCATATGTCCCTGTCGGCAAGGCTCTGAACACTAAGGAATCTGTGAAGATAGGAGATATCATTCGTGTCAAGGTAGATGAAGTAAAAAAGACAAAAAAAGGTTTCAGTCTGTATTCTGCTAAAGTCATAGAGATTCCTGAAGTGACTGAATCTGACAAGATATCAACACTGGAACAACTTTCTACTAAGACTAAGAAATCTCTTAGCAGTGCTATGGAATATGTAGTCGGTGCTCCTATTTCTTCTCAATTCAAAGTAATGAGTGGTATAGCAGGAGCAGATGAAAAGAAGAAAGTGAAGAAGGGCATATACATCACTGATGGAATACATGGAACTGCTCAAGTTATTCTAAAAGGAGAATTGGATGGTTTCACCATCTATGGTTTTGATGGTGATACATTAATGCAGAAGAATGCTCTTTACAGTATAGATGAATGGAAAGAACAACTTACAAAATTGTTGAAGACTAAGCGTTCTGATTTGAGATTAGGAATCAGGAATGACATAATAGAATATGGTGAAGAACCGAAGCCATTTGATAAGATAGTTAATTTTGTTGAAGAACATTACAAGGAAGTTTATGAAGAGTTGTTTGACCTTAAGCCTGAGAGGTTGATGTCTTGGATGAAGAAACAAGGAGACATTCAATACATTCATCCAAACAAGTTTCAATCCTCTGATGATATTTTAGAAAAGGACATTGAAGAAGTAAAAAAAAATTCTGAGACACCAAGAGAAGGAGATTTCAAAATCTTTCAAAGAGAAGATGGGAATTTAGATTTCGTTATTTTAGCAGAAGATGAAAAAATGGTATGGACTATAGACATAGAAGATACTGAGGATGTATACAATTTGTTTGGAAAGTCAGGTAAATTCCCTGCTATAATTTCCACACAAGTTGATGAGCATAAATTATTGGATGGGGGTTCTATAGAATTAGGAGTTCAAAAGGATGGATATCACGAATATAGACTAGATGGAGATAAGTTTCAAACGAGAATGCATCTTAGAGTTGTTCCATTAGACGAGCAAAAAACATGGATAGCATGGACTGGTAGGAAACAAGAAATGCTAGAAGAGAAAGAAGATGAAGGAGTTTGGAAAATAACAGACGATAAATACGTTGATTTACCATTTCCTACAAAAAAGAGCGATTAACTTAAATAGTAAAAAACGAGGGTGAAACAAGTGTCAAGTGTAACAGGAGTATTGTTGAAAGCAGAAACTAATTCTGAATTTAACATATTAAAATCGGATAATTTAATAATTGGTGGATATGCTTCAATAGAAATAGTAGACAAACAAAATGATTTAATTACATTAGAAGCATTAGAAGACGCTGTTATCAAATATATGACAAAAGAAAAATACAGAAATGTAATGTCAAACCATTCAAATGTTCAAGTAGGGGAGGTAATAGAAAAATACCGAGATAAAAACGGTGTCTTACACAAAACTAGTGTAGATGACGTTGGATTCTATGTAGTCATAAAACTTAGAGATGACATAGAAAAAGCAAAAGAAATCTCAAGAGGTATTAGAAAAGGAACCCTACGCTCCTTTAGTATTGGTGGACAAGCAATATCTAAGAAACAAAAGAAAAACAAAGAATTCGGGGAATACAACGAGATAGAAAAACTGGAATTACATGAAGTTACTATTTGTGAAAAAGGAATAAACCCGGAAGCGAGATTCGACATTTTAAAAATGGAGGAAGAAAAAGAAATGAGTGCAAAACTGGAAAAAGCCCTTGAAGAGTTGAATGACTTGATGAAGCAAGTTAATTCTCTTAACAAGGAAGAAGAAGAAGATGAAATGGAGAAAGGTGACGAGTATATGGATACTGAACCTGACCTTGGTGAAGATTTGGGTGAAGATTTGGGTGAAGATGATGACCTTGAACTGGCAGAGAAGGCTCTTGACGAAGATACGACAAGGCAGCATGGCGAAGCCGGTGAGGAAGTTGTTAGTGGGGGAAATCCCACTGCTACACCCACGCCTCTTAAGGTGTCAAAGGGTCTTGAGAATACAGATTTCTCAACTCTTAATTTGAGTGTGGAAAATGTCGAGAAGGCATATGAAGCATTCAAGGCAGAGAAGTTGGAAAAACTGGCTTACGACCATTTGGACAAGGAGTTCAGTACGAGGTTGGAGAATGAAATAGCCGTGAAGAAGTCGGATGCTGAGAGGGCAGAGTATGATGCTCGCAACGATGTGGCTGCTCTCAAGGAAGAGTTCGCAGAACTACGCAAGTCACTTTCGGCAGAAAGCGAAGAGATTAGGAAGGCAAAGGAAGTCCCAATGGACATCCCTGATGGCATCCCCACTTCTATTGAGGAAGCAGCCGATATGTCTTGGAGTGATATTCACAATGTTGTGAGGAAATACGATAAGTGAAGGAGTTGATGGAATATGACAGGATATATTAGAACAATGAAAGATTTAGAGGCCGCAACATATGGCCTCGCTGGAGGAACAGGGAATGCACTGCTTAAGAGCAGTGGAGTAGTTGGAGGGTTCGGAACACCCCACGATGGCGCACAAGGATTTACTGCGGCTGATGGGCTAAGCGACCTATACAACGTACTTTACGGACAAAAAGTATGGTCAATGCTTAACCAAGAAGTTAATGCATTGTCTATGCTGGCTAAGAGGCCATACACATCGAGTGGATGGCGAGTCCTAAAGAGCCGACCCGTTGGTGGAAGTGGTTCTGCCTTTGGGATTGGAACTACGGCTGTTGCAGCCAATACTGCAGACTTGTCTGCACCGAGGGCTGACCAAATTGGTGGCGTAGAAGAGAATGCAGTGTTGGGAACAGCACCGTTTACTCCTCTATCTCCCGAATACACGAAACTGTATGTTAGTCCGAAGACTATTGCTCACATGTTTGAGTTCTCTGAACTCGGAATGGAGATGGCCGCAATTGATGACGGTGTTGGAGACATCCGAGCAATCGTTAGAGAAGACATGGGTAAGCATCACGCTGAAGTTCAGAGCATGATGCTTCTGATGCCTTACGAGCGATACGATGATGGTACGGCTACAAATATCGAGAGGAACTACACTTCTCTACTGAAGATATGTTCATCTGCGGCTGAAATAGCAGCAATGGCTGATGCTAACTTATTGGACACTGGTGCAGACAATGGAGACAATTCAGCAGTAGTTAATGATGTGGTGAAGATATTCGGAACAACGAGGGCTGTTTCTGTTTCCGGCAACGATTACACTGGAACTGCTTCGTTCTTAGATGCAGAGGTTGACTTTGGAGCAGGATATGCTTCAGGTGATGCTAGGGTTCTAACCCTAACTCTACTGAATGATTTGATTCGTAGGGTTCGTCAGAATGGTGGAAACCCGAAGGTCATCTTGACTGGGTATGATACGATTCAGCATTTGTCTGACTTACTACAGAGCCAAGAGAGGTTCATGGATAGGAAGGAAATTGTGCCAACTCACAATGGAGTTCGTGGAGTCAAGGGTTCGGAAGTCGGCTTTAGGGTTGCTACTTACTATGACATCCCAATCATCCCTTCAAAGGATATGAGTTCTACTGGTGCTAATACGACAAACACCCTGAGTGATATTCTCATGTTAGACACAGACCATCTGTGGCTATCTGTGATGAAGCCCACCCAATACTTTGAGGATGGTATCACTAGTGGAAACCCCTTCGGTGTTGGGAAACTTGGCAATCAAGGAATGTACCGCACGATGGGTGAGACTGGTTGTTCGTTCTTCAAGGGACAAGGAAAACTAACAAACCTAAAGAGTGCATAGGCGGGTGATTGAGTGACACACGCAGTTACCATTCTTGCTGACCATAAGGGCTACACTGCTCCTCATGTATCGGGTGATGAGTATTATATTGATGCGAAGATTAACATCACATCTTACACTGCTAACGGAGAGGTAATCAGTGCTAGTTCACTAGGACTGTCTGCCGTCAATGCAGTAATAATTACTGGACAAGAGAAGGGTGTTGGAGCCTCTGGATTCCTCGCAACGGTTGAACTAGATACATCTGGTGACTTAGCGAGCAGTTCGACCTTTCAAATAGTTGCAACAGACTTTGATGGAACAAATGCCGCCGCATCTGTAACAGATGACATCGGCATGGTTCGTGTCAGAGTCTACGGGATAATTTGAGTAAAACATAAAGTAGTAGCCTCTGTCCTGATATTCTCAGGACAGGGGTTGCTACCCCCATCAGTTGGTGATGTATTGGCATTGGTTAGAACAAAGCGAAAACCCGTAAATGGCCCATTATTGGTTAGAAGGGCTGGAAAGGTATACGAATTGAGTCAAAGTAAGATTAAGGTTCCTACATTAGTAGCCATAAATATGCTTGGAGATTCAGGACTACATGTTGAGTTTACGGCTGATGATAAGAATAGAATTTCTAAATTATCTCAAAGACAATTAAAAACATTAGCAAAAGGATTGAATAGACCTCCTGATTTAAAAGGAATAATGCATGATTTATTTCCTAGAAGCCGACAGAAGAAAGCCATTGATGTAGTAAAAAAGGCTGCACCAAAGAAAAGGGCTGCAGTGAAGAAACCAACCGTCAAAAAGGTTGAAGAAGAAAAACCTGAATTAAAGCCTCTTTTAGTTTGTATTGAGTGTAATGAAGAATTAACAGGAAAGCAGCAAAAGTTCTGTAGTCGTAAATGTTCAGTCAATAATAAGAAAAAGATAAAGGCCGTGGACTTATAGGTGAAGATAGATGTCTAGTGATACTTGTTTTAGTAGTGGTGTCAAAACTGGTGATGCTATTATTTTTGTTGGTAGGTGTAAACTTATTTCCATACATGCTTCTACAGTGACTGATGGAACATTTACTGTCAAAGTATACGATAGTGGTGATGGAACTGGTTTAGGGTCAGGTGGAGAAATAGAAGTGACTCGTTTACAAATACATTCGACTGGTGCTACAAGAGGTCAGTCGTTGGAATATGACATGCATGGACGTATGTGTGAAAATGGATTATACGTTGATGTTACTGGAACTGGGGCTTATTCAATAGAATATGCGTGAGGAAATAAAATGCCAAGTATAGACACAGACACAAGATTAGTAATGACAATATTGTTCGTAGGAGCAGTTAGTGGAATAAATATTTACTTTTATTCCTTATATGGGTATACATTCCCATATGGAGCACTTGAACATGGTGTTCTTTTTGGAATTAGTACCATTGGTGGTATTATGATTTTGAAAGCATTGTTTGATATGATGTTGAATGACTACATTGAAGAGTTCCTATTGCAAAGGAGGATTGACGCCTACTGGTCAAGGAGAGCAAGGGAAGAGGATAATCGCAAGAGAGTGCGAGAATCATTTAGGAGTTTCCAACAGCAGTGGAATCAAACAGTTGTTTCACCATCAAATGTTTATGGTGATTCAAACTTGCCCACACTCAAAGCCAAAGAGGAAGGCGGCGTTAGTCCGACTTTCTTAACAGTAGAGCAATGAGTGAGGGATTAAGGTGGTTGGCGAAATCCTAATGGGTTTCGATGAATCTACGTTAGCCTATGATTTACAACGAGCACACTCCGCAGACATTTGGTTTCTTAGGGCTAGATTTTATCTTTGGAGTGCTATAGCCTGTGTGTTTAGTTTTGGTTTAGGACATATTCTTCCATCTTTCGGGGTCAATTTATACGCAAGTGCGTGGGAGGGAATAACGGGTTTTTTGAGTCATCTATGGTGATAGAATATGTCGGTAATGGCAGGATTCGCTATTCTCATAGTTGAGGGATTGAACAAAATATACCAACGATTGCATTCAATATCGTTTGGGGTATATGGTGCGAGCAGAGCAGGGAAAACAACACTACATCATCAACTAAGAACAAGAGGCGAAGTTCCAGATATTAAACATAGAACTGAGGGTTTACAGAGAGCAAGTAGAAAATTCATCAAATTAGATGGTGATGCTCATACTGTAAAAACGGCTGATATTGGGGGTCAGACAGTTTATTGGAATGAATGGCTTACAGATATGAAAAATAGACATGTCAAATATATTATTTTTATGTTAGATGATAGACATATGAATAAACACTATGACATAGAACAGCAATTATGTTGGACTTTTTTAGTAGATTCTATATGTGAATCACATTGGCATATCAATGGTAAGAAAAAACGTAAGCGTGACCATGACTATCCAATTGCTGTTTCACTTTGGGCAAATAAATATGATTTGTGGAAAGACAGATATGAGCATGATGGCCCAATAGAAAAACATCCAATTTTTGAAGCATTTAGAGTAGGTATGCAAAAGTTAAATGATAAAGGAATACCTTGTCACAAATACATAGTGAGTGCAAAATCTGATTCAGAAATGGTTTACAGAGGAATCCTAACAATGATAAAGGATTACTAAGGAGGAATAACAATGGCAATGCAATTTCAACCACCGAGTTTGATTGGTGCTACGTCTACTAATGTAGCATCTGGAGTATTTTTGGATAGGCTTGCTGCTGCTAGAGCAGCAGGTGCAATCACGTTGTATGAATATAAGAACATAAAACCAAAGAAGCAATTGCAGGAAATAATCAAAGTGATGTGGCCTGAAAAGAAAACATTCTTAAAAATTCCATATAAGTTCAAGTATAACATCAAAGAGAGATGTGTAGTTTGTGGAACTCATAAAATATGGGATGCAAGTGATAACCTAAGACCTCCTCTCCCCCTACATAAAGTTCGCAAAGGATATCCCATGAGAGGAACTTATTGCGATAAACACGCAGGACTACATAGGCAATATGAAATGCTTGAACAACAAATTCTTGCTGAAGAACATGGTTTGAGTTTTAGTGCTTATGTTCCTAAAGCCAAGTCTTTGAATCCATTAGCAGCAGTTACTGGACCGTTGACTAGTTTGAAACAAACAGACATTCAATCTTTGGCTGGATTGGGCTGGACAATTAGACCACCATCTATGACTGAAGAAAGTGCAGAAGAAGAGTTATTTAGATTGGTCATTGAGACTGATTCAATCAATGAAAGAGTGAAAGTATTATTGACTGAAGGCACTAAGGTAGTTCCAACGGAGAGTGAGCAGTAATGGGGATGTTTGGAACTAGCAATGGAACTTTGATGAATACGATGGCATCAAATCAACAGGCTCAATTCAAAACATTGAATAATTTACTGACTTTACAAGAGAATCATGTTGAAGATTTCTTTCAATATCATGGTGAGGCTTTCTTAGGAGCAATGGAAAAATTACTGGAAGATGTGATAGAAAGAGTTCTTGGGCAAATGCTACCAAAATTGCAATTCACATCAGATACAAGTGGTAATCTAAATGTTCATCCTGATTCGATGAGAGAATATGAAACTATTACTGCAGAAAATATCCAATTGGATTTGCAAGTATTACTTGGTTCTGCAATAAACAGTGAAGTTATCATGCAACGAAGAATGGCAAAAGCACAATATCTAGAATCTCAAGGATTTGCCATGCCTCAAGCAGACCCTGCACAACAAATGCAAATGGGTATGAATACACAAGGAATGGACCCTTCAATGATTCAAGGAGGTAATGCATCTGTTGGAATGAATAATACCATGATGCAACAACAGATGGCAATGAATAATGCTTCAGGTTATCCAGTGCCTCCTGCTGGATATGATAATATGAATAATGCATATTGGATAGACCCTGCTACGGGTCAAATGTCTTACACACCACCTGCAAGTGGTCTTGGGCTGGCGAATGCTGTTAGTAAGGGAATCGCTTGGGCCAAGTGGCTTGCTTAAGGTTGGTAGGATGAATGGAAATAGTCATACCTTCAAAAATAGATGAGTATAATCTCGTTCTACGAGATGCTGATTTAAAGAAGGAATTTGACCAGTTAATGGATAATAAATTATTCAAGGGAATGTTAGCATATCCTTTTTCTTGGATGGAATTATCAGACCTAAAATCAGGGTCTAAGGGAAAGTTATCTAAAGTAAAAGGAAGATTGGCTTCTTTGATGAATATGACTAATGAAGAATTTGAAGAAACACATTCAGAAAGAAAATATATGAGTTTTGATGAAGATGCATTTAAGAAATATCAACGTAGTTTTCTAAAGCAAATAACAAATACACCAATACCTTTGATTATAAAACATCTAAAACAAGCCGGATATTTAGAAGGAAATCTATTTTCTGGAGGAATGACTAATCATATGAAAGAAATGAATTTTACTTTAGGCAATATTGATAGTAAGACAAAATTGAAGAAATTAATGGGTGCAAGAGTAGAGAAGGGAAAGGGATTTCAAGAAGGCACTGCATATGAAGGGCCATTGATTGCTGCATTTGATGAAGAGAAATCTATTCTTGATAATAGTATAGCAGATTATACTAAAGTCACAGGTCAAAACATTACATTTGATATGTCAAAGTATTTGAATGAGATATTCAAAGAAGAAGGATTTGGCGAATTCTTAACAGAGGAAAAGAGAAAAAATTTCAAATGGGAAGTTGGAGAACCAAGAAGGGAAGCAAATTTTAAGAAAGTAGTTCCTGCATTCAAATTCATTAAGAGAAAGGATGGTAGATATTCTTTAGAAGGTTTATTCAAAACGAGAATATATGATGATTTAGATGATGCGTGGGAAGGTTTTCACACTCACATAAATTTAAATGAATTAGAAAAGCATCTTGATGAGACTCTTACTACGCAAAAGCCTTCATCTATATCTGATATTTTCTATGATATATTAACACCTATAGACAGAAAGATAGATGTCGGTAGATTAGACATATTTGTAGAAAAATTGACTAAGACAGTTGAAGGGGAAAAAGTCCCTATGGACAAAGATGGGTTCATAAATTGGGCTAGAG